TTCAGACCACAGAATGCTACCAAGTAACAGAGCGACAGCGTCTAAGATTCCATTAGCTATTCTGTCCCAGGTAGATTCTTCTTCAGACGCATCCTGGCTGTAGTGTTGCCCAGCAACAGCTACACCCCAAGCAGCCCTTGTCAACTTCATAAGCTTAGGAATGTTGAATGACTTAGCCGCGTCCTTCGCCTCTTCGTCCATGCCTAAAATACTAGCTAAGATTCCTCTTATTCCTGTTACAAGCTCGTTCTTAAGAAGATCGTTTATAGATGTAGCAAAGTTTGCTAACGCCTCAGTTACGTCAGGAGACGTCTCGTTAATGTCATCGACATATCCATCCATTCCTCTTATGATATCTTCGAACATTGCTTGTGCTTCGTCAGTAGACTTGATAAGGTTGGTTAAGTTTGTAAACAGTTCTAAAACATTCTCAGTGTCTCTTCCATGCTTAGTAAAGAAGTCAGCTAATGGTCCAAGTATCTGATTAGACATTGTAGACATAGGTTCAAGCATACGTTTAATTAGATCGTTAGTAACAGTCGCTGATAGACCGGTACTGCCAGCGGTAAAGCCAACAGATCCACCAGCGGCCATTTTGCGACCAGTCTTCCATGTGTCCATAATAGCTTCATTTATCCATGGAATATCCATCATCCAGTTAGGAACAACAAATTCTCCTGGTTCAAGCATGGCCGGTACAGTGTCACCAGATCCAGTGCCGGGGATAAATCCACCTTTGTTCATGCCGAAGGCGCGTTCGAGAGCAGAGTCTGCTGAGCGGGCTACCCCTTGGCCAGCATCAAACAATCTCTCTATCCAATTAGCTGGGTTCCATGCGCTACCAGAGTATTCTTTGTCTACGGCATCACCGGAAACATCGCCAATACTGTTATCAACATCCCACACAACTTTCATCAATGCTTGTACGCCGATAGCAAAGGCATATCCAGCTCCAGCTGCAATAATGGCTACACCGGCACTGGCACCTAATGCAAGAGCTAACGCGCCACCAAGCAATCCACCAAGAATCTTAGTTATCAGATCGAGAGTGTTGCCTTCCCCGCCTGTTATATTTCTGATAGAGTTTGTAATATCCCAAGCCATAGCAGCAATAGCTACTATAGGCAGAAGTTTTAATACTCCGCCTGATGGTTTGACGCCAGCCTTCATTGTCGTAGCTAGCATACCAAATAATAGTTTGCCAACACCAGCTGCTCCAGCACCTAATAGAGCAGTTGCGAGTAGTCCGTTTTCTCCAGCCCATGCTTTGACAGAGTTAGCCATGTCGTCTTGTCCGAGCATTTCTAGACCCCAGGTTATTGGAGCGAACAATTTAGGAGCAATTGATCCGACTAGTTCCCTGATGCCAAACAAGTTCGTTTCCCAAGCAGCATACAGCAAGTAAGCCGCGGCGATTAGCCAAATTATAGGCTTGGTAAGCAGCGTGAACGATTTGTATAGCGCATATACTAAACCAACAGCAGCTGTTATCTTAATGAATCCCTTAATGAAGTACATAAGCTCTTCTCTGTTCTTACTTATCCAGAAGGCTAATGTCTTGACAAGAGGAACTAACGTGTCTCTAATAAACAGAGCCATGTCATGCATGAATACTTCCGCCGCGACTGATCCAAGGTCTAATAGTCCCGTGCTTAATACTCCAAGCTGGAACGCTATAGACTCTGTTTGTTTACGGAATGCCTCTTCTGCCGCTCCAGCAGCATGCGCCATTCTTTCTTGATCTGTCGCAAAATCCATTGCTGCGTCAGTAGCCAACGGAAGTACAGCAGTAATAGCACGAACATTCGAGAATAGTTTTTCAAGTCCAATGCCCGTCTTATCTGCCTCTTCTTTTACCAGCAATAATGACTCAGAAAAATGTTTCTCTTTTAGCATAGCAAGTCCGGAAGAGTATCCAAGCTTCTTGATGATCTTTTCCAGTTCAGCAGAAGGACGCATTAGCTGCATATGGCTCTGTCTTAGCGACGTGATAGCCCAGTCTGTCGCAAGACCGCGCCTCGTTAAGGTAGCAATTGCAGCAGAAAGCTCTTCGATAGTAGACCCAACAGGAGCGGCAACAGCCGCAAGACGACCGAACTGCTGGGCAAGCTCATGCATCGTAGTTTTTCCATGCTTGATCGTCGTGAACATGATGTCGTTGATGTGTGATGTTTCAGACGCCTCCTTGTTATAGGCGTTCAAAACAGTCGTCATCATGTCTGAAACTGTGAATACATCACTAAGTCCTGCAGCAGCACCCTTGAGAGATTCCTCTAGGATTAAAAACGCCGATTCTCCATAGAATGTAGCAGAATATATCTGATACATAGCCTTCAGGCTTTCGCTTGCAGTAACGTCATAGTCCATCGCCAGGTGTCTTACACGGTTACCAAGCTTTTCTATCTTCTCTCCAGTGTAGTCAGTTAGTGTCCATACGTTATGCAGTTCCTTGTTGTAGTTGACGTATTCTTTTGTAGCGGCCCTTATTCCCCTTATCGTGGCGTAAATGACAGACGCGCCAGCAATCGCCGTGATAAGACGGCGAGAACTGACAGCCATTGTGTTTAAGCTTTTAGATGTTGTTTGCGCGGACTTCCCTAAAGCCTTTGTTGCTTTGTCGGCAGAAGATGTTGTAGTAGCAGTAGCGGTAACTTCTAGCTGGAGTTTTCTCAGGACTTCGCTAGCCCTGTCTTCAGCACGAACGATAAGAGTCAGTTGTTGAGCCATTCTTTACTCCATGTATGTATTAAGTCTAATTCTTCTGACGCTTCTGATTGTAGAGCCTGCTGTCTTTGTGTGGCTAGTTAGCACTCCGTCTACTAATTTTGTATATCCTAGGACTACTCTAGTTCCTGTATAGTCACTTGATTTTTTCCTGATCCACACATTTTGTATTCCTTCAGGCGGCACTTTCCACACATCGTATTTCCCAGGCTTAGAAGAAAAGTATTCAATCACATACTTTCTGCTACTTGTCTCTTCCAGGGATTTTCCCTGACTTTGTTTTTTTGTGTTTTTCATTTTCAATAGACGATACCTCTGCACTAATCACATGCATAGCATGCACGTAGACAGACGGTTGCGTCATAATCCCTCCAGGATTTGGCAAGAACCCAGCTTTGTAATGATTGTACATTGAGTACAAGAAAAAGTGATTTATGTCTAAATAATTAGCAGGACATCTGTCTAACTCTATCGTTTGCTGGTCAGCACCTCTGCCTATCTTCAAAGGGTATTTGTATTTCAACTCAGTAGAGCAATGGCGGGTATCGAAGACACTCCGACACCCGCCTTTGGCATTGCATTCTGATGTGTGAAATTTACCATCCCTTTGATGGACGGTGTCAACCAGCAAGATTAGTTTTTTACGTCTTCTTCTGTAAGGGTAGATCCTTCGATGATGACGTTGGCTAGTTCAGTTCGAATTTCTGATTCAAGCCATTTAGCAAACCAGTTCTTTAGGGAGTTGGACGGAGCTTTCGGTCCTGGGTATTCAACTTGGTTCCCTTTACTGTCTATCAAGTTGCTAACGCTAACGATTCCGTGGCGAAGGATATCAAACTGTAGTTCAGTTCTTCCACCTGCAACGTCAACAGAGACACTGGCGTTCTCCATAGCTTTTTGATATCCGCCTTCTCCGCCACCAACTAATGATGCGCCTTGCATATTGATCTGCGGAGATACTCTTGCTTCTAAAGCTTGTTGTATGTCATAAGTAAGACCTCGTAATACCCACGTTGTCTTCTCTTCTTCTGCAACTTCTCTGTCGTCCATAAGAACGTATTCGAAATCAGCAAACCTGTCTACTACTCTCATTATTCCCTCCTACGGGTTATTGTATTACGCTGCTGCTGCTGCACACGTAATTGTTATTTCGTCGTTCCCTGCAGACTGAGCGAGCCTGAATGGGAAATCAAAGATCCTTGTTCCAGACCTATCTCCAGGAGATATGTTCATAAGTTGTGTCTTCGGTAGCGAGAACGTAACTGTCCCAACTGCGTCACCTACAACATAAGAAATCGCTGTTGCTGTTCCTGCCGCAAAAGCAGTCAAGAAAGCAATATCGGCTGTTGTGGTAGCGAGAGGGTTGAAAGACCCATCTCCGTTTCTCTTGGTGATATCTATCCCTGCGATTCCATAAGCCCTAGCGTCATCCATCGTAGGTCTTGCGTACAATTCGTTATTCAAACTGAACGACAAGGATTCAACTTCCGGAGCATCGCTTCCCCAAGCCAATGCCTGGTTAATAGCTACTAATGGTTTCCCACCAAATTCCGTGCATGTTGTTGGGAAAGTGGAATCTGTGAAGCCACCGCCGTACAATCCTTGGAACGTAAATGACAACATGACTGGTTCACCGGCAGTAAAGGTAAACGAAACGTTTCCTCTTGCGCCAGTTGACTTCCATAGCTGATTGTCTAGATATGCCCACAAGGTTACAGAACTTGCCTCAGCTGGATATGTCGTGTACGGTGTGTAAACACCTGACGTATCATATGCAAAACCACATGCCTGTAGCAGCGGACCACAAGGTAACGTCAGCGGTGACGCTAATGATGCCTGCAGTTCATAATCAAACGTAATATCCATGTACTGTCTTCCTAGAGTACCTTCTCTAGGAGACATTGAGCAGTCTTGTCCTTGCGTGTCATTCCACGATGTGTTAGGTGCTACACTTATGTTATGCGCTGCAATGAAATTCTCTGTGTTTGTTGGAGCAGCATCTGTCCCGTAGGCGGCGAGTGTTTCAATCTTTGCAAGTACTACAGTTTTCTCAGTTAACATCTTCTTTCACCTCTGCGGGTTCTTTGACATCTTTTACTGCATCTTTCTTTACGTCTACGACAACTTTCCTTACTTCTTCAGTAGGTTTCGTTTGTTTTTGCTTGGGCGGCTTATAGGGTCCGCCGTAAATAATAGGCATTTCTTCCTCCTATAATGTCTTATCAACTCTTGCTTCTGTTAGTACCCATACAGATCCTAGGTAAGCCGCTTTGTCTTCATCTCTTGTTGCGCGAGTATAGTCGATCCTTATGTCTGGACCGAACATCGTGATGTAGTCCCTTCCGTAATCGCTTCCGTTAAACTTCTTCATGAACTCAACGATTGCATCTCCGTATCGAGACTTCTTTTTGTCTAACATTGTTGGGTTCTGGTCTATGATCAACATAACCACAGCAATTTGATTCTGTGAAACAATCCTGTATCCTAATGATAGCCTGTCGTTAAGCTGTTGCGAAACTCCAAGGATCATACATACTGGATACTTATTGAAGACAGTGAAGTTTGGATCATAATCCCAGGCATACTCTGCTGGAACAGGCAGTTCTAGCGTCTCTCCGTATTGCGTAAGGTATCCATCTAGTATATCTTCAATGTTCGCCTTAAGCTTTTGTTCTAGCTCATATTTAACCGCTTCCATTACTCACCTTCAAACCCCATATCTTGGATAGTTGCGGACTGCCATTTTCCAGACCTTGCCGCGATAAAGAATGCATATTCTTCCATCATCCTAGCCCATTTCCCAGCTGTTCCTGGCGGTGGGTCAATAAGCTCTCGGACCTTGTTATGCCCTAACCCATACTGATGAGCGTATGGATAATGATATCCTCTCTCACTTGTAACTGCTGTGCCTAACTCTAATTGCATAGGACTAAAGTTGGCAATGCTCCCTTTAGCAGATGAGGTTGTCAGCGACGCTTTGGTGTGTCCGTACAGGACCATCAGCGGCCTTCCAGGAGCAACTCTTTCTTTCCATCTCGCGTACGAATCGCTCAATGGTTCCCATTGCTTGCGACCACCCATAGCATATTGGCGGCTCATCATCTCGTAGAACGACTGCTGAATCTGTCTCCATACTGGAGTAAAGTCCCTTACGCGAGATGCAGTTTCGTCGAGTTCTTTGATAACCTTGTCAGCACCAGTTATCTCAAACGTCAGAGAAAACACTAGTACTCGTCGTCCATCGCATGAATTGGATCATAGTTAATTCCGCTGTCTTCGAGGAATGCACTTCTTATGTCTGTGTCAGAATCGCTCGTAAGATCAGTTGCATCTGGCAGGTATCGCGGAGACTGCTCAATCTTTATTTTTCCGTCAAGAAATCTTCCCCAGAAAAGGTCTTCTCTTGGAGAAAGACCCATAACATTTCCGCCGTATGCAGCCTGTGTCCTGGCGCAAACACCGTCCAGTATTATGTTTCTTACTATCTTATACGAGACAGGATTTAGCGCAGACGTAGGGATTGCTAGTCTAGCCACATTGATGCTTCCCTTGACTTCAGCTTCAATATCATCTATAAATGATTCAACCTCGGCTGTAGAAGGCTGACTAGATTCACTGAACTCTATGTTTAGGACAGATCCAACGTCTCTACGAACTAGAAAATCACCCATCGTATACTCCTGGTTTGCATTTATCTACTTACACTCGGTTATATTAGCCAATTACGCATATGCCTGAACTGCTATGCCATCAGATGGACGTAGACATTTACTGTCTCAGCAGGAGTGTCTGTTGCCGCGTCAGACTTACAGCGAATGAGATAGAACAGAAATCCATCAGTGGTTGTACCATAGACAGAACTTGCTGCTGTTGCAGTAATAAACGTCCCAATTAGGAACACTCCGGCATCGCCAACCTCAGAAGTAAGAGAAGGGCATCCATAGATCGTTACAGTGATGTCTTTATTAGTCGGGTTATCGACACCATAGGTTAGTTTCGATTTTCCAAAAGGGTTGAATATCATCGCGTGGTAAAGCGCGTCTCCGCCTTCGTAACTTCCAGTTATCAATAGAGGCATCTGAGATTGTTCGGCTCTTGTACTCTCGCTTGAAATTGTCGGGCTTATTACTGCATCTGCCATCTTATGCTCCTATTATTCGCCTACAATCTTTAGATACAGATCAATGTAGTCAAACGTAATCTTGTTCTGTCCATTCAATGTCTTCAGTGACTCTTTGATCTTGTTGAAAACAATCTCATCAAGTTGGAACTCTCGGACACTAGTAGCCGTTTCTGACCATCGAGTTTCACCGGTGTTAGGATCAAACTTAAGATCAATCTCTTTTAATTCCTCGGCATCAAATCCAATATCGTCAAGCGTCTTTCTAAGCACCTTCATTAGAATGATGTCGCCTGTGAAGCCTTTCATAATCTGTAGCAGCACTATCCGTTCTTTAATCGTTAATTCAATATTCATTTTCCCTCCTAGGGTATTAGTCTGCAGGGTTATATCAGCACGATACAACCCTGCAGGATTATTTTTATTCCAGTTATTGCTATGTAATCGCTGACCAGCTAGTCGTTCCGGTACACACGTAGATGATGGTAGCCGCGTTAGTCGTGCCAGTACGCAGGTAAATCGATCCATCTACACCGGTTACAGATCCGTTAGGGTCTGCTGATCCAGTGATAATCAATGCTCCGCTAGAAAGCAGCACATCTGCTGAAGAGATTGTCTGATTATCTAACTTGATACCATATGTGGACGTTCCACCAGATAGTTCATATCCGGCAGTTAAGTCTCCATAAAGAATGATACCGTAGTCAATTGACTGGTAATCTCCACCAGAACCGTAGTTATGAGCAGAAATCAATGAAGACTTTGCTCCTCCGGTAAGAACAGCAGTTTGCTTAACATTAACGTACAGCCCAGTAAGCTCTCCTCCAGTGACGGTAACCGCATTGTCTGCAAAGTAGTTCTTGACAATCAATCCAGCGGTAGTCCCACTGTAGGCTGTAGCAGTAGCAAGGGTCGTCTTTATGATATGACCATTCACTGCCCCTGTAGGAGGGCCGTAATCGAAGTCACACTTACCAGCGGAATCAACATCTCCAGAAATTGTAACTCCGTCAAGCGAGATAGGTCCGACAAAGTCGAAGCTATTGGCTGTCCAGGTTACTGTTGGGCCAGATCCAGTATGCGTGATTGCCGTAACGCCTGTAACTGCGGTTGTCGCAATCGACATGTATACTGCTGCATCTGATCCAAGCCTGTTGTCGGGAGACTCAAGACTTGCAAATGCAGCACTTACGCCTCGAATAGAAGTAGATCCATCCAAAACCACAGTAGCGCCATTTACGTCTAGGTCACCAACAAAAGCGAGAGAGTCTGCAGTCCAGGTTACCGCAGGTGCAGTACCAGTGTGAGTAATGGCTGTTACGCCAGTAACCAATGTGGTAGCAACCTGCATGTAAATTGTTGCGCTTACTCCGAACCTGTTAGCTGGAGATTCTAAGCTAGTAAATCCGGCACTAACAAGTCTAGATGAAGTAGATCCATCTAGAAGCATAGTAGCGCCGTCCACACTAAGGTTACCAACCATGATAGACGCTGCACCAGTTCTAATACCCTGGGTAAAGTCTACATAGTTATCAACTGTATCCGTAAAAGAACCGGTCATGGAAGCTGTGCCGGAACGTAGAGGCCATCGACCTCTTAGTTTCCTGTTAGATCTCATGTGGTCCTCCTTACGCTACGGCTGCGTCGATGTAGTATCCTACGTCAGCAGCAACAACCTTGAAATCAAGGACGTTGCCGGACTCGATATATGTAGCCTCTTCAGGCTCATCGTACCAAGTTCGTACTCGTGCATCGCGAGACATAAACGTGTACAGAGCAGTAGGAGTCATAATTCCAGGTGTTGGAGTGATGTATGCGAAGAACGCATGCTTACCCCAAATCTGAGACATTGCCGCTGTCTGTGCTGGGTTGGCGGTGTTCTTAATAGAACGACCGATTACGATCTTTTCAATGTCGAATGCCTGAGCTAAAAGCTGAGGCGTAGCGATTTGTCGCTCGACGGCGGAAAGAATATCAAGAATATCGGGGTGGCGTCGCAGTTGCGACCAAACCTCTCGGCCCAATGCACCCATATTTAGCTCTTCGCCAGTTGCGGTAGCTACCGTATCCTGGGCTTCGATAATATCCTCAATTGGTGTAGATACCGCTGCATCCCACGTATTGGTAAGAGTCTTATCTGTTCCCCAGGTTCCCGTTACGTTGACTAGAGCGGCTAGCTCAATGTCGCGAGCCATGTCAACCTTATCGGCAACGTAGGAAGCTTTTGCTGTACGAAGCGTTAGAGGGCTGTCAGTATTCTTTAGAACACGGTCAGCAATCTTGGTTGCCAGTGCGAACTCATCTGCGTTGTAGGAATCAGTCGAGATTGAGAATCCACTCAATCTTGCCCTGGTACCAGGCGCACGTAGAGCCGCCTCGTTAGTAAACCAACGAGCTTTAGGGAACGTGTAATACTTATCCGATTCAAACTTAACCGGGATAACCGGTGCTAGTTCACGCCAGATGTATTTCTTGTTACGGTAAGCGATGGCGATATTTGTTAGGATTTTATCAACATGTACTTGTGATTTGGTAGGGATCATCCTATTTCACCGTCCTTACGACACAGATAGGTTGCCAAATGGGACGAGGAATACATCAATTTCGTCTCCATCTGCAGCCGCTGCTGTCAATGCAACGCCAACGTAATCGTCAAGATCCGTTGTGGTTGCGGCCAATTTTCCAGCGGCTTCAGGCGCGACTTTCGCAAATACGTCAATAACGCCACTTGCAACACCGATAGAAACACCAATCATTCCAACTTCAGCCTCTTCGCCTAGTGCATCAGGGGCGTTCTGTAGAATTCCCAACGTCTCACTTGTAGCATCAGCAAGAGCGACTCTTCCGTTACCGTCCAATTGGACACAGTAATAGGTCTTTGTGCTAAGGTCGCCGCTTGCAGGTCAGGTATGAGAATAAAGAATTAGCTCTAGGGCCATTATTCCTCCAGTCCTACAATATTTTCGGCCCTAATAACGGCGTCCTGATAGCTAAGATCGCTGTCTGCGTTCTGTAGTTTCACGGCTTCGTTATGTAGTCGATCCTCGTAAGAAAGGGTTGTTCCATCGTTTCCGCCTCTCTCTTGTAGGTCAACTACCGGCGTCCTTGCATTTAGCACGGCAACCGTAGTTTCTTTGTCTGCTCCATACAGCTTCTTGAAGTTGTCCCTTTCGGCAGGAAGCATTCTTCCTTGAGAAACCATAGAAGATAGGAACACGTCACGGTCCTGCTCAAACAGCTTCGTTTCCAAGGCGACGGTCTTCGTCTTCTCGGCGGCGAAGTCTGAAGACAGTTTGACAAACCTTTCATTAAGCTCTGTTAGCTCAACGTTAGGCTCATCGTCAGATGCCTTCGCTTCTTCAAGCTGCTTGGTCAGGTCGGAAACGTTGCTAGTTAGGTCTTTAACCTGCTTAGCGTTGTCCTCTACCTTTTTGCTTTGATCCTCAATGAACTGAAGCGCAACATCCTCGATTGAGGTGTTGTCTTCTAGCTTCACTCCTGCGTCCTGGAGGAACTTTGTCAATTTGTCCATAGTTTCTCCTTGTACCTCTTCTTCTATGAAGAGTTCTACGTCTTCGTTGGTGATGTTAAGTTCACCAAACAAAGGGTGTGTATAATCCCCTTCTCTTAATATCTCGATTTCATCCGGGTTATCACTTACCGGTCGCATGCCCCTTACAAAGGGGCGGTTAGTTAAAGTCGCTGCCTTTAGTACGTTTTTGGTTTGTTTTTGCGATTCCGGGTCTGTAGTCTTGCCGTATTCTGCTGAGATATAATCGTAGCGAGGGACTTGTTCTTTTCCCCATCCAGTCCATTCAATATCAGCAAACAAAGCCTGTTTGCCAATCTTCGTAGTGGATGGCCTTATCGATAGCCCTTTTACCCATGCGGCTGCGCCGTTAGATGGAGTGTGAGCAATATCGATTGCGACTTTGGTGCCTAAGACACCATCGTCAAAATTCTTCTTCATTTCTTGTAGGCTTGTTAGCCTAGCCAACTTTACATCGTCATAAACTAGCTCTTTAGCCGTCGTGTTGACGTTCTTTAATGCAGTACCGATAGCAAGCAGGACAGCCTTATCTTCGTCAGAGCCGTCTTCTACGGCGCTAAGTCTAATAGCCTCTGCCTGCACAATCGCTTTTCCTCTGGCCTCTTCATCCAAGGACTTGAAGGCGGTTGGGTAATTCTTGGAATCCCAAGGCATAGTGTCTCCTTGACAACTGCTGTGTAGTCTGATATAATATTACTGATAGGGTAGGGAATCCTATCTGCGCTTGTTCAGTCTGAGAAGGGGGCAGGGTTTCCTGTCCCTTTCTTATGAGTCGCGTTTGTCCTCTATTGTATTATCCTTTTTTATAGGAAGTCTGACACACTTGTACCAGGTACTAGTACCCATATTGTGATACACCTACATGGGTTTCCGTTAGACCCAAACTGGTTTCCAAGACAGTCAGGGTTCGGAGTTACAAATGATTGCTCGCTGCTGTTCACTCCGTGTAATCCCTCGCAAACATAACAGGTGTTCTGGTCAAGCACTGCGCTGTAGTATGCCTGAGCGATCATATCAGCATGCTCAGCAGCGTAGCTTTCGCGTCCAAAACCGAAAGCCCAGTTAATAGATGCCGCTTCCGCTTCTACGTGGTGGTCGCTGATAGACCATGCTCGTCTGGATACATCGTCCCATCTTGCTTCGTCTTTTGTGGCAATCTCTGTTGTTACGCTATCAATAATGCTTCGATGGACTAGCTCTGATAACGAACTTGCTGCCGATGCAGCCGAAATAGCGAGCAATGTTAGACGGTCATCGTCTTCTTCCTCTTCATCTTCATCGAACTCCTGCAATTCTGGGTCAGCCTGTTTCAGGAACTCTCTCCTAACAGACATCCTTCCTTGCACATGCACATCTAACATAATATCTAGAAACTCGGACGCCATTTCACTGGTAAAAGGCATGCCAATCTCAGAAAGCTGTTTAGCTTCTGCCCCAGTTATCGATTCACCAACAAAATCTCCTAGTGCATCTAGTTGCTGCTTCAGATACTTACGCCAGATCGTTATCCATTCTGCAGTAGCTGTATCTAGAACAGACTCAATCCTTGAGAAGTCCACCATCTCTTCCCATGGTAGGCGTTGAGTAGCGGAATTCCCAATGAATGGTTCTTCTAGTTTTGTCGTGTCCGGTTGTTGTCCGGATGTTTTGATTTTTCCCTGGGTGTCAGCATTTTTGTCTGTCTCTGTTTCTGACTTTGTGTCCGGTCTAGGATTTATGTCCGGATTCGGGTCCACCTGCAGTGGTTCCGTTGGGACTATATTTTCCATTGGTACTCCAACTAGACGGCGAGTATGCTTCTCCAAGGCCTCATCATGCACCAATGCACCAGATTGAACAAGCTGCGCAATGGTAGCAAGGATTGCTGACGAATTGTCTTTCTTGATCTTTTCGCATTTCCATACAGGATATCCATCAACCTCTCCAAAGTTAACGTCTACCAAGTATTTCAGGCCTTCGTTCTCTCCATAGTTGCCGAACGAAATCGTCTGACTAATCTGCTTTACTACCGCACCAAGAGACATCAAGAACAGGGACGACATGTCTTCTGACACAGCCCTTGCTCCAGTTTTAGTATCTCCAAGGTTAATGAATTGTGCTAGAACAGATCTAGCAATTTGCACGTTATGATGTTCAACCGCTTCAATCAGGCCGCTAGATCCAGCTTCTCCACCCTCAGGTACAAGGATCTTAATGGCTTTATCTATGTCTGTCCCTCTTGGAAGCAACAGATATCCTAGCTCATTAGACCGCATGTTCTTCATCGATTCGCCGAGCATTTCCATCTGTTCATCAGTAGCCATGGCGTCAAGGGTACCGACTGGAACGCCGATACCAAATCGCTCATGACGAATGATTAAGATGTTGTATAGTGTGTTCTTATGATGCCAATGCTTATACGCGCCTCGTAAAATGGAGTTATGCGTAGGCACAAAGTTCTTCCCGGCAAGGAACAGATGAGACGGTGAATCAACCTCGATACACTTTGTCTCTATGTTCCCATTAAACTCAATGTTGTGTATAAACTGTCTTTTCGACTTTAATCCAACATTGTTTTGTCTTTCGGACTTTCTGTCAAGTCTGAATACGTTATAATCTGACTTGAAATGGACTCTGTATAGCGTTTTAGCGCCTTCGTACCACCTTGATGCATCTACTGTCTGGACACGCGCCTTAATTCCAAGGCTGAACAACAACTCTGTTATTCCTAATACGATATCATGGTTCGTGTTTGAGAATTCGCATCTACCATATTCATCGCAATGTCCATCTCCGTCCATCAATCCTTGTAGAAGCGACAATCTCTGGTCTACGCTTCCGTGAATGTAGTTTTCTGGGATATGTTTATTACCCAGCAAGTCATTAGACCTCAGTTGTGACTGCAGCCCACCCAGCCTGTATGTGCTAGCTGTCTCACGTGGCTGTTTCTTCTCTTTCAGCGTATATCCACAAGCCTCTAATAGATCTCTTGTTTGAGCGTCTTTAGATGTAATCTCCGCAGTGTTAGATGTTCCGTCTGCTAGCCACCACCCTAATACATAAGGATCAATACTTTGGTGCTGTTTTGGATACTGAACAGCAGAACATACATCAATGGAATAGAATCCAGGCATTGTGGTGCGACCATCTGCGTAGTCGGCAAACATTTCTTCGGTAGTAAAGATTCCAGGGGTTCTTTGAGTCCCTCTATCAGCCGCCCATTTATGGTTGGCATCAGCTATGATTGATTCTCCGGTAGCGAAAGTTATCTTATATGAAGGTCTGTCATTCCAGGACTTAGCTCCTGTGACATATCTGATCTTACCTTCTTCATCAAATACCTGGTCGCCAACTGCTATATCTCCAATGGTTGTCCAGCCAGAAGGTGTTGGAATTGGCGTATCAAGAGCCAGCGCCTCCCCTTCGAAATTGTATCCATTCTGTCGATTAGTGAACCGGATTAGTTTCGTTCCAGGTATCTTGAACTCTGCATACTGCCCTGTCTTGTAGTCCCAAGCATACTGTACTATTTCTTTTACAAAGCCGTCTCCAGGAACCCAATCTTGTACAGTCCAAGGAAGACGAGGGGCTAGTCTAGACCAGATAACCTGGCCATCGACAACCTCAAAGATAGGTTCTAACAACATGAAACCATAAAGTAAGTAGTTCAAGACTTGGCTTAAGACGCCAGGCCAGATAGGACGAATCATGTTTTCGAGAAACTCCGCAATTTCCTTGTCTTTAGGATCGTCGCTAAACGGAACCATGTCCCAATCCGCCTGCTGAATAGCAAGGCTTATCGCGTTCCAGACAGCAAAAACCTGTCCGTCTCCCTTTACCATCTTGTCAATTCTGTCAATGGTAAAGTCTTGGTTGTAGTCTTCGCCTAAAGCCTGGGTTTGGATAAACGGACGCTGGATAATACCGCCAGAAATGTCGGTACCGGCAGCACCCTTCACACCCATAACTGGCCTTTTAACTGTGAGTGTTCTGACTGCCATTAGTATACCTCTCGAACGCTGTGCGAATAGGCTTTTGCGCCTGTAACAACAGCGTCATTAGATGTCCCTCTCTTCTGAAGCCAATGAGCCATGATTAAGGCATCTCCAAAATCCGGTGAGCGATCAGGGTCAATAACTTTCGTCCTGCCCTTCATGTCCGCTTCAACACGATACCCAATCAGATCGTTCTTTAGTTTGTCGCGATGTGGTCCCGGAGGGATTGCAATCGTGCCTTCTCTAAACCTCTCTCTTAGCTCCCACCCAACCTGAGCTTTCAGATTGGTGAATCTTTCTTTGAATGCTTCGTCTGCTTTGCGCTGAGAAATCCACCCACGGATTGGTACATGTAGCTCATACTTAAGCTTATCATATGGTCCGCCTCCAAGGCCGTTCTCATCTATGACTGCGTGACCACCCCAGTCGCTGTGTGCTTCCTTAAACATAAGAGCAGCTTTCATAACGTTTGGTGTCCTGCCTGCTCTAATATGGCTTACAACATCTCCGTCAAGATGCAACATGACAGTCAGGTCGTCACCAGTTCGAGCGATGTCCATCGCACAGACTTTCCTTTCTTCGTTTCTCATCACCTTCGATAGCCTGTCCTCGGTACATGCCGCTTCGACCCATTCATATGGAATCAAAGCATCGTCCGCCGCTGTAGGCCAACGCCCCTCGATACGCGCCTGATACATGGGAGAGCCTTCTCCCCACTCCAGGCGTCTTTGCTCTATAACCTCGTGGGACATTACACCTGGAACAACATCCTCTTTTAGAATGAAATTAGGTGTATCCAAGCAGGACACCTGAATCACTTTTCTTATGCCTTTCGATTCAAGTTCTAGGTTTTTCGGATCGACACACGACTCGTACATCCACCCAGATAGCCTCAGAGGGTTGGTGAATGCAACGATGTGCGAATTCGCGGATGTGGCACACCCTTGGATAGCCTCTCTCACCTCATCCGGAACACCGGTAGCTTCTTCGATGATAGCTAGGAAGTTAGGCGCATGGTATCCTTGAATCTTTTCAGGGTTCTCTTTGTCAACAGCAAAGATGCCCGCATACCAGTTAGGACCAAGGATCAGGTCATGGGCCTGAAGTTTACCCGCGCCAAGATCGATATTCTTTCCTAGTTTGTACCAAGCCGCTTGTAGCTCTCCCCAGATCTGCTTCCTAATCTGTTCGAACTTAGGCCCGACTACAATAACCTTTGTCGTACCCGGCTCGTATCCGTAGAGGGGCGAGAATGCGAGCAGGAACGCAAGTATAAGTCTCCCGCCAATAAATGTCTTCCCAACAGCATTACCAGTGTAGACAAGAGTTTCCTTAAACGCGAAAGACGCTTGCAGGATTTCAATTTGCTTCTCCCATATTGTCTCTCCGAGAATGTTCATTGGCAATCTCTCAGGATAGTGCGGCAGATCTAGGTCATACAGCAGCTTTGATACTTGCTCTAAATTATTCAACGTGTCCTTCCCATCCCTGCGGCCTCACTGGAAGATTATACTTATGTAACCAATTTAGTATTGTATTCTGCGAGCATCCTGTAAAGTCTGCTATTGTCTGAGCGGTTTGAGACTTATTGATGTAATGCTCGACAAGAAAACTCCTCTCCATCCACGGTCTATACTTCTTTGCAAGACCTCCAACTGGTCTTCTTTTAGGTGTTGTCATCCCGTACCCCTTCTTGTATTATCTTCTCTCCTGTTATGTTATGTTAGAAAGTAGGGCAGACAAAGCCCGCCCTACTTTCAGGGGAGGGAAGTTGGCTGGATTTCGCCAGCCTATCTAGCCGAGGCTAGTATTTTATTATGCTGTGGAGACAATGGGAATTGAACCCATGTGTTGGTCTACGTTTTGCGCTTGGATTCCACTAGACATCTCCAGTCTTTGTTTCGCAGCCGGTTACTAGAACTGGCAAAGTTCGCCGTCTGCTATTCGCTGTTGTTAGTCAGTTAGGTTATCGCGAAGCTTACTAGCTGACGTAGCTGTAATCGGCGCTGAAAACGGCGGCAGCTACACCGTCATTGAATCCAGCGGCTACGAACTCGTGGTAAGTAGCGGATTGTTTTTCATTTGCAGTTATTGTTAAGTTGCCTAGCACCTATAACGTTCCTCGTACCAATCGAAGCCATTTTGTCCCCATATTTAATCGACCGATAATCGTCTGACGATTTCGGCTAATCGACTGATTGTACTACGTCCACTTCAGTTTGTCAATAGATTCTCTGCCAATCGGTTTATGGTGTTTAGATGGGTCGATGAGATTTTGCATAGATTTCGCGTTCTCAAACGCCACGGAAGCTTCCTTGATAGCGTTGTTATGAGTCCTGACTATGATGCTGTTGACAGTATTTGTATCGACATTCACGAAGTGATGGGATAACATGTCATAACGATTGAATATCTTGTAACCAGCCTCACGAACACGACGAGAGAAAGAGAATTCTTCTCCGATCAGGTCTGTCCCGTTGTTGTCGGCAAACTCAAAAGAAAACCACGGCCTTTCCATTTCCTGCAATACTTCCTTCTTGATAAGGGTGCATGCCATATGAGTTATGTCAACTTCTTCTACTCCAGTGCCAATGTAAAATGAGTATCCACCCTTCTTATCATTCCATCTGAAAGACGTGGGAACAATATGTCTAGTACCGGAATCAGACACCTTGAATGTTTGAGCAGTTATTGAACAAACATCTTTGTCCGCTTCCATCAAAGCTTCTAACGCGCCGAAAGGAGCAATGGTGTTGGCGTCTAAAAAGAGCAAATAATCATATGAGTCATCTTCGAGAAAATCTGCGACCAATATATTTCTTGCTCTATCGTGCGGTATGCTCCCAATCCCAGGGTGGTATGCCATCCTGTACTTTCCTAGAAGGAACCAGCCAACGATGTTCATTACATGTTCTGGCCTTACCGCTCCTAGCGTTGGCTGTGCTATAAAGATAGACGGAAGGTCTTTGTTATGTTCGTTTACACTAGATTGAATCAGATTATTCATTCCCTCTCCTTGAGAAAAAAGGGCGAGGCGTTAGCCCCGCCCACAATCGTTTTTACACTCCTACCGTGATATTCCACGTAGCGGTGAGCGAGTCACCTTCTGCAACGTTAATCACTGCGAACGTTTGTCGAGCCAGCATTATACCAGCGGTGGTGTCGTTGAACAACCCGACTTCCGTCAAGGCGTCTTCTCCACCTTCTCCAAAGGCAAACGTATCTACTATGATAGCGACCTTTGCTGGAGATGTTGGTGCGGCGTCTATTCCCCTAGTAGCCGGGGTTACACTGGTGTAGTCAATTTCATCATAAAGCTGCGTATCTGTTGCTGCTGCAGCATTTTCTGTGTCTGTCCCTAGACCAATGTAAGTAAACTCCGTCGATGTTACACCGCATATTAACGATGCGACTTCCTCCATTCCAGAGTTGGTGATCGTGTTCATAATATCACGAACAGCGAAGACCTCATCGTCAGAATGTCTCGCGATTAGCGTGAATCGGCCTGCCAGGCCTACGCCATCCTTGTTTTTCATCTACGTCCTCCACGGCAAAAACGACTTTAACTTACTTTTTTAATTTGGCGAGTTTTACAAGTTCTGCACGTTCCGAAACAAGCGCGGTTTTACTAACCCATTCACCTGTCTTCTCGCCAATCCATTCATTCTTAAGCACTCCATCTACCATCACGCGGCGCTTTCCGCGATGAGCAATCACTTCGCCCTTGGCATTCTTGAGACTTAGCTCCATCTTCATATGTTTTATCCTCTATTGTATTATCCTTATTCACATGCAAGTTGTACATCTTTACACAGTCGCAGAAAGCACGCGCAGTTGGAATCTATTGTTATTCACTCTCGTATTGACTGTTGTCGGAACAACTGCTAGGTACGTGTCCGTGGCCAAACCAGTAGTATCCCACCAGTAATCGTAGATGCCAGTTCCGCTATGAGCCATAGCTGTTGCTTCGAGTTCTTCCGTATCAAACTCTGGCTCACCAGAATAGATTGTAATATTTGGTAATGAGTCTGTGTCGGTTAATACATTGCTTGAGTTGTACGTTGTAACCCTAAACCGAACATGCGTTCCCGCGTGTACTGAATCAATCTTTATCATCTTTCACCCGCTTAGTCTTTATATGCTTGCAATGCTGCTTTTAAGATACTAACAGCAATGTTTGTCTCTGGTGAATAAAAACCTCCGTCGCTAAGACCGCTTCTGTCAGACAACACGAGTGTGTCAACCAGCAGACGCCCAATAGCGAACACTTTGTTGTCTAATAGGCCAACGTTTTCTGCAAATAAAATGCCAACTGCTTTAGCGAAGCTGTCAGCCATGGAAATTGTTTCTTCCATGGTTAGACCAGTAAGTATTTTGCTTACGCTTTCAGATGCAGCCAAGGCAAGCACTTCTTGGAATAGCGCAGACAAATTAAACGACATATCGTCGCTTAAAGCCAGTTCTTCAGCCATCTCAATAAACCTGCCGATAAGTTTTGTTACTGCGTCTGATAATCCAAGAATCTCGGCGACGGCTATCGCAACATCGAATGCTATAACGTCAGAGAATGTTATGGTTTCATTAGCACGTTTTTCGATGGCTGACGATAAGGCTGAGGCAAGAGCAAGTTCCTCAGACATAGCTATTCCTATCGATTCTATGTCACCATCGGATAGCCCAATATCTTCAGACAGCATTCTAGAAAAAGCCAACACAGTCGCAACTTGGTCGCTGATGGAAAGAGTGTCTGATATGTTCTTGAAGAAGTTGTTAATATAAGATCCAGAAAGAGACAAAGATTCCACTAACGGCCTAGTGTAGATGATAGACTTGACAAATTCCTCTGATATGTCTACAGATTCTGCTTTAGTGATAGCGATGTCTTTTGTCAGCGCGTCTGATACGAGCAATGTCTCTATAACGCTCTTAGCAACAGAATTAGTCAAGGCGTCCGCGAGAGACATTGATTCGTCATAGCCCTTGCTGAAGGCAAGCCCTATGGTTGAGTCGTCAGAAACTCCAAGAACCTCTACCAAGATTTTGAATAATGCTTGAGTATCACCATCTGACAAACCGAGAGTCTCTTCTAACATTCTAGTAATGGCTGATACAGTCGCAATTTGATCGTCAACAGACAGCGTTTCTGGAAGCAATTTCATCGCAGTGCTGACGTATGAATCTGATGTAGTCAAAGTTTCGACCAACGACCGGCTAATCGACAACGCCTTGGTAAATGATTCAGATATGGCGATTGCCTCATTCTTGCTAATAGCCGCGTTCTTAGTAAGGCTTTCTGTCAGCAACATCGTTTCAATTACATGTTTAGCTACAACTAACGAGAATGAATCTTGAACAGTAAATGCTTCGCTATATGAAACAATTCCTATCTTTGTTAATGCGTCGCTCAATCCTAAAGTTTCAGTGACAACCCTATAGATAGCTTGGGTATCTCCGTCAGACAAAGATAGCGTTTCTGTCAGCGTCCTTACCAACGTAAGCGCAACTGACAATTGGTCGGACAGGCTTAATGTTTCAACGAGGTTAAGCATGTTGCCTGAATTTAACTCAATGAAAT